TCGCTTCATCGCTATTATTCTTTCTATAGATATATACTTCTGCTACAGAGGTGCCTTCTACCTGATACGGAGTTCCCCAAGTAAAATTTGTAGCTCCAACAGCTTTTACACCCTGACTAGCAAATAAAGTGTCTGTACCGGCTGGAGGATTTGTATCCCAACCACTTGGAGTACCTGAAGAAGGGCTTGGAGCTGTAGGAGAACTAGGACTTTGAGAGATATCATATCTTTGAAAAATAATGTCAAGGCTTGCTCCGTCATCCCCTACGTTCCCTTTAATAGATTTTGAGATACTGTAAATTGAGGTAATTGTGACATCACTCGAAGTGCCCGCAGTAGCTGCTGGAATTACAGCTTGATATGTAACATTGTCTTGATTTGCACTCAAAGCTGTGATATCATAGACTCCGGTAGACGCGTCAATGCTTGTTGTAGTATTTGCCGGATTGCCCACAACAGAAAAAGTACAAGAAGTGGTTACCTCTGTTCCTCCAACAAATACTTTAAAAGTTCCTCCCGCCCCTGAAAAAGAAGACACTGTTCCCGAATTATCCGCCGAAACAGTATGTGCCGTATTAGTAAGAAAGCCAATAATCGCATCGGAACCGTCTTGAACTGCATAAATACTTACAGAATCTGTAGCGAGCAGTGATGGAGTAGTATCGTAAACTTCCACGGATACTTCAACTACTTCTCCAATATCAGGCTCGTCTGCATCGGCCAGGGTAAATGTAGAGGTAGTTGAATTTTGTTTTTCAACTCCATCCACTAAAAAACTATACGTTGGACTTCCTGAAATACTCTGAACAGTGGTAGTAAAAGTAATAGAGTCGCTTTCTGCTCCGGCAGTGCTGTAATTAATTACAAAAGAGGAAGGAGTAAGTTTTACAGCTTTCGCATCATTTCCTATTGATCCGTCCTGTCGAAAACCAATCACAGCTGGGGCGGACCAAGTAGCGCTTGCAGAAGTCTCTTCTGGGCTTCCGACAAATAATGCGACAGATTTATAGACGGATTCAAGATTATTCGATAAAGAAGGTGGCGTCTGAGACCACCCAACAGTTAAACCCGTAGTGTTTAAAGAGTTAGTGGTAAAATTATAACTGCCTCCCATCGGAGTATTACTATCGTCTTTCTTATATATAGCAATTTCAACTACAGCGCTGCCCTCTACCTGATACGGAGTTCCCCAAGTAAACTCAATATCTCCAACGTCCTTTGTGCCTTTGCTAGCCCAGAGTAACTGCGTCCCCGAAGGAGGATTTGTATACCAAGCAGGACTGCCTCCTGGAAGTCCTTCAGACGGATCAGGAGCTTCGGGCTGGGTCGCACTTCTTTGAAAAATGATATCAACACTAGCTCCGTTTTCTCCTCTGGTTTGCACAAAAACATCGGCTGAATAAATACTTCCAGTTCTGCTTATTTCTGCGAGAATTACATCTTTTGAGACGTCTGGAGCTACAGTTTGTTTAAAACCAAATTTTGCTGTTTGAGTACGTAAAAATGGATATTTAACAACTATAGTTTCATTATCAGTTATTTCTACAATTTCTCTATATTCAGATTCTGCAACTTCCGTTCCTGCAGAAGAATTTGATGAAACTTTGATAAAATCACCTTCAGAAAAATCAGAAGTAAATGTAGTAGAAGAGCCTGTAACAATATTACTGCCAGAAACTGTATTTACTGTTCCTGAAATAGCTGTTAATCCATTGGTTGAAGAACCTAAATCTTTAATATAAGTAAAGCGAGTAATATTTCCATCAGGATCTTCATTTATATTGTCTATATGAAGCTGAACCGCTTTCCAAGGGTCTGAGCCTGCTTCAGCAGACGATGCGTCGTAAAAAAAGTACGCAGTCTCTCCATCACCTAGAGAAGAAAAATCTTCTTGGTTAAATAATGGACTTCCGGCAGTGGAGAAAAAATCTACGCCTGAAGGAGGGCTATAAGTATAAGATGGTTTTTCTATGGTTAATAAACCTGTAGACGAATTAAAAGAAATAGAAGAAGTAATAAAACCACCCTTACTTATTCTAGTAATTCTACCATTTTGGGGAGGAGCTGTAAATATTGTTCGTATAACAGTTTTAGGTAGTGACTCTGTTCTGGGATCTCCATCGTTTAAAGTTATAACTGTAACTCTATAAGTTCCAGCTTCAACTCCGGAAACTTCTAAAGTATTTTGGCCTGCAGGAACTATTACAGTCTCTGTATCAAATTCATTTTTACCCCGTAAATCATGAATAACTTTGTATCCACCTAAAAATCTATAAGGAATAGTTGAAGTAGTCCCTAAAGAGTCTGTAAAAGTTTCTACAGCCGGGCTCCAGTTAATTACAGCTTTGGTTGAGCTTCCTACGGATTCTTCGCCAAAAGACCCCGTATTTTCTAAAACCACAGAAACGGTTCCTACTTCTGGAGGAATTTCATTGCGTCCTGCTTCGGCAACATATTTTGTAGTAAAAACAGGTTTATCTATTTCTATTTCGTCAAACTTTTCTCTAAGGTATTGGGTTGCGGCAATGCTATATTTATAACCATTTTCTTCTGTTATTCCAGCTATTCTAAATTCTTTTATCTCTTGTGTAGAAACATCTTCCTGTCTACTAATAGCCCATATAGTGTCTTGTTCGGGGGCTGAAGTAAAAGCGCCTAAAACTGTAATAGTAGAAGCACTAGTACCCGAATTTGTAATTTCTTTGACTTCTACTCGAGTATTTTTGCTGTACTGTACTACTACAGGGTCTCCGCTATCGTCCAGTAAATTTATACCTTGCTCTTCTCCAATCAGAGGTTGGGCAGAAGAATCTTCTAATAATAAAGCTCCCCTCTCATATGTTTGACCATTTATAGTAGCCGATTCTTGCTGAAGAAAGAAAGAAGGCTCTGTAAATATGAGGTATAAATTACAGTCTGTTCCAACAGTTCCAGAGCCTGGAAAATCTACTAACCTATCTAAGTTAATAGAAGTAGTAGTAGACCCTGTAGATACTCTACCGCTAGCCTCTATATTTAAATTGTTTTTGTCCTGAACATTAATAATATCTCCAGGACGCAGAAAAGAAGCATTAATAGAAGTAGTAAAACTTACTATCTCCGTTTCTTTGGTATCTGTTGCTAGGTGCCAGTTACCAACTCTTCTAGCCTGCCCTTGGGAAGTACAGCCAAAAGCTACTACATCTTTTGAAACTATTCTGTTTTGGGAAATTATATTAGCGGTATCATCTATAGTTAAAACGGTTTGTTTATAGAATTGAGTAGGGTCATTCCAACTTACGTTTACTTGATTAGTTCTAGCTCTTTGTCCTGTATAAGTATAATCAAAAAGCCCATTCTCTACATTGCCTTGTGTAAAAGTATATACAGGTTCTTTTGGTTTATCCTGAACGGAGGTAATTTTACCATCTATCCAAAACATCATAGAGCGAAAAGTACTATTTAAATCCTTTAGTACTTTGTACGCCTCTTGCTGAGACTTTAAATATACATTACAAGAGAAACGAGGTTCTAAACCTCCTTTCCCGTCTGGAACTAGCTCATCACAATAACGACCAATCTGATAAAGAGCAAAAATGTCTATATCAGAAGTTTTTAAAAAATCTCCAAGACCGTATCTTGTATTAGTAAGAATATCATAAAAAACCCACGCAGGATTATTAGTGTAAACTAATTCTTGCCTAAACCCGCCCGTCCACGATTGATAAGAAGACTCTCTATCTCCAGTTGAACTGTTTCTAGTATATTCTGCTTGATTACTAGAAAGCTCTTCTCTTGTAATGTAGTTATCTGGAACTGCGATTTTTTTACCTCGTAGGTGGTAAGCTCTAGCAGGTGGGGAACTGAAATCTTTTGCAGAGAAAGCACTAACAGCGTAGGATGTTCCTGGATAGGAGAAAAGATCAGTTATACTAGCAGTAACACTCTTAACCACAGCTTTTGCAATAAAAGAATTATTATTATAAGTGTATTCTCCTACTTTAGAGGGAGATACTCTTCTTATTTCTATTTGCCAATCAAATAAAGGTTTATAATCTTTTAAGTCGATTTCGTAACTTGCGATAAAGCTAGTATTTTGCCCTTTTTTAGATATAAGAGCGTCCCCTCTACTTCCTTTAGTTACATCTTTTCTATAACGTCCTGACGTGGGACCTCGTTCATAGAAATCTTTATATTGATCGAACTTATCATATACAGAAGAAGTTTCTCCATCTCCCTTATTCCAGTAGTATGTTCCTCCCACATTTATACCATCTATAAATTCCGAACCTCCATAGTCAAAACCATGTATAAGTTCTTTGGTAAAATTAGATTGAGTCGAGGAAGTTTTATAAAGCAGTATAATTTGAAACTCAGCATAAGCATTCCTACTTTCTCCGTCCCTTCCATTTAATTGTAAACCCCCAGGAAACTCTATATCTACTTGTAATTTATCTATTTCTTGTACAGAGTTTTGTCCAAAATTAAAAGAGGTAGAGCTAATAAAAGTAGGAGCTTGATTTCCTCCAATAGTGCCTAAACTACAAAAAGATAAATCTTGTCCAACGCCAATAATATAGGAGGCTGAAGGAGTATTATTACTCATCCTGAAAGGTAGTTGAGTTATTGAGCCTCTTTTTACGTAAGACCACGCATTATCATATGTAGTATTATCATTTTGATTGTTTATAAAACTAGAGTTTGTACTTCCAGAAGAAAGCTTTGCTCTCGCTTGAGTTACATCAGTTTCCACTGCGGAGTCGAGAGTAGCAGTATCTGAGGAGCCTATACTTACTAATTTTTTTACTTCGTCTACAGAGACTGCCGCACCAGAGCTTACAGAAGTGCCAATAGGAGGATATATAGTAGCAATTTCATCAAAAGAGCCTGTAAATCCTGTAATAACCCCTACATATTCCCTGCCGTCTGGCCCCGCTCCCTCAATTCGAAGAGTATGCTTTAGATTATCATTGAGCGAAACTTTTCTAGCATCGCTTCTAAAGTGCTTAGTGTGTTTTTCTAAAAAGAAATTGGAGGTTGTTACAGTGATTTCATCGGAACCTGCGGAAACATTAGAGTCTAAGGTAGTAGCTCTACCTGCTCCCTGAATTTGAATATATTTATCTGGCCCTCTTCCCGCTAAATCAATGCCTGCAAATAAACCATTAGCATTAGTAATAGAAGTTCCCGATACATCTATAAATCTTAGACCTCCTTGTAGACTTACTACGATTTCTTCCGAGGATAAAGCTACTCCGTTATAATAAATACCGGATTGTCCACCAACTACCCCCTCTATTTCACCTTCAGAAATTAAGTCAGTTATTGTTCCATATTGATTTTCTGTTATTTTTGGCATTTATATTCCTTAACCTATAACCTGAGCACCTAGTTTTTCTATTTCTTCTGGGGAAATAAAAGATGAAATTAGTTGGGCTTGCTCATAGCTTTGTGCACTAGCCAATCCAGAAGACCCAGTAATTGGAAATGTAAACTCTCCCAATTGAATTTCTGCCTGAGGATAAATCGGGGAAGAGCTATAGTAAGTGCTTATTGGAGCTCCTCCAACCACAAGTTCTCCATATAGAATTGGTATTGGAATTCCTTGTGCGACAGTATTTACGGGACCATTAAATAAATAACTTTCTCGACTGTCCGGTTCTGTTTCAGGTCCGGGGGCTAAAAGTTGAGTGACTCCGTTTATGCCAAGATTTATAGCGAGAGTAGTTCCGACGGATGCGACAGTCGCTGCTGCAGCATAATATGCTGCTCCCGCCTCTGCTGAACCTGCAGCATAAGCAGCAAGGTCCCCTAGTCCTGTTAAAAAGCTACTCGCTCCCGCAGTAGCCACCGCTAAAACAACTGCTGCGAGTATTTTAGCTCCTCCTGATTTGGAACCTGCTGGAACTTCTGTAATAATAATATCTTCATTGTTTAAAGAGAGAAGAAGCTCTTCTGGTTCTTGTAAAAATTCAGAACCTCTTTTAATGTCAAATCCCACACCACTTTCGTAAGCTTGAATTAAATAGTTACGAAAACCTGGAGTCTGGCACTCGATTAATTTAAAAATATCTCTAATAGTATTGCAATTTGTATTCCACTTCTCACCAAATTGAGCAATACCGCCATTTAAATAAACTGTTTGCATCTTACATATCTCGTTACGTGCTGACCCCAACCGGAGTGTAATGATTCTCTACAAGAGAGCCTGTTTATAGCGTGGTGAAGAAAAATATCTTCTCCCAAATATATGCCACAATGATTTGGAACATTACAAAATACATTAAATATTATACCGTCATGTTTTTGTGGACTTTCTACTTCTACAAAGCCGAAACTTTCAAATAGAGTATCAAAATAATTTAATCCCTTATCCCACCAGTCGTCTTCAAAAAGAATAGTTGGAATATCTAAGTTTAGTTCTTGTTTATAATAATCTCTAACTAATGAAAAACAGTCGCTCTGCCCAAAACTATAATCTCTACCTAATAAAGGATTTCTTAACTTTTTAGGGGTATATTCGTATTTTTCAAAACTTGGTAAAGAATATATAATAAAAGGTATACCCAAAAAATCACTAGTTTTTTTGTCGTAATCACTCGGCTCACAGCTAGAATCTGGATGGCTATGTACTATTGCATATATATCACCAGAAAGGCTAGCTTTTATGTAGTCTTCTGCCGAAATTATAAAGTCTTCCTTTTTGTTTTCTGCTACATTTTCACAGGGAACCCAATAAATTTTACCCTTTTTATTAACTAAGAGGCCGCAGCCCTCTTCTGGATAAATTTCTGATAAGTATTCTAATATCTCTTTATCTTTGTTGTGCACCCGGAAATCCGCCAAATCTAAGATGGTTGTTATTTTGATCTACATTTGCGCCGCCTACAGGAGCATTTCCAGTTTTTGCTCTGTAACGCAATGCGCATGAATTTACTCTTTTTCCGCATTTGTCCCCTGCAGTCCAAAAAGCCCCTTCCTGAAAACTTTCAGCCCCATAAACATGAGTCTTTTTAACTCTCCATAAAGTACCTGAATCTAAAATATTAGTATTATGCCTGGATTCTTTATAGGTGTATACGGTACCGGAGAAAGAAGTCTCATAGACTCTCACTCTTCTCCAGTTAAAATTATCAGAGTCGGAAGGTGAAGATACTGGACTAGATTGGCTTTGCAAGGCTTGCCAGTAATCATTTGCAGAAATACTAGTAATG